CTGATGAGAATTTAGTTATTGTGTTAAAGGTGGGTTCGTGAATTCTACCTTTGAGAGAGGGTCTCTTGTTGTCTGTAGGTAAGAACACTGAGGGTCTTTAAATGCCCAGTGAACTGTACACACGACCTTACCCACTGGCTGTAGTAATCCAGTTTGTATACCCTGGTCTACAAAAACGGAGTGACCATTATATACTACAGCATTCGTGTAATTCAGCGCAGTAGATGTGCTAATTCCAGCGGGGTCATCTACGATGGGTGCCAAGGGTCGCATAACGACCCCACCATTCGTCTGAGGAATGGCGGCTGCTGGGCTTGCCAACCACGAGTACTGAGCCTTTAGCCCGAGCTGAGGCGTTGCCTTATATACGCCCGTTGCTGCATCAAACCATTGCAAATTAAGACCACCTGAGCACCAGTTAGGTCTGTAACTCATGACTTGCTTTGAAGTCATTTTCTTAGGCTTACATCCCATAGCTTGAAAGTCTAAAAGACTTAGCTGGGCGTTATCCTGCGTCCTATTCATGACTGAATAGTAATATGGCATGGTAACTTCGTTACCCACTGTTCCATCCTGGAAAGTGTTGTATAATGGCTCTATTGTCCATGTAACCTTTGTGGCCTTGTACCACTTAAAATTTGGTGCGAGCTGTGATGCTCTTATAAACTGTGATAAATTGAAATCAAAATTATAATTTAATCCAGGGTTAATGTCCGTGAAAGCATACGACTCCACTATGTGTGCTGTCTGCTTAGATGCGGACTTGCGTCCTCTGCGGACCTTTCGCTTACGCTGAGGTCTACGCTTTGCGGCACGACGACGAGCCGGCATTGTGTTTATACAATGGCCTGAGAAATTAAAAATTGCTCAGTCTATCATTGCCCTCCTTCTTGCATGCGCAAGACCAGAGGGTTTTAATGAGTCCTTTAAATATATATCGGTCTCATCGCTATGTCATTAAACAAACAGTAGTTTGAAATAATATCCTTAGCTATGTAGCGAACCTTCGCATCTACCGCAGTGACCTTTAGATATGCGAGGCTAAATAAAATCGCTGCTTTTCTTATGGTCTCAAAATCAGTCTTTGGTGGTTGAGTTGTTGATTCCATATGTTGTTGTGTTGTCCATTGTTCACGAGGGTGAACCCAGAAAACTGACGCTTTAAAATCATTATAAAACCCTGCTGCTTTTGACATATTCTCTAGCCATTTGGCTTTTAGTTCATCAATATAGTCAATCGTTAAAAATGTGTGAGCATTTTCATTCTCATAGTTGTTAGCAACTATTTGGTAGCGTGTCCCTTTTAACATGTATACGAGATACACTTCGGACCCGTCCCATTTTTTGACAGACATTAGTGAATTGCCTGTCGGTGGGTTTTCTTCAACTGTGTCTTTAATGATTTCTATTATCTTCTTACGAAGTCTATCATGCGTGTATCTAGAATTATAAATTGCTAGATGTATGTGTTTTCTTTCTGTGTCGTGGTGTTCGGTTGCGAATATACCATGACATATTTGTAGCATTTGATACCAAAACTCCAATGGTAATCTGTCTTGACCATAGCTAATGCGAATCGCATAGCAATCGCTGTACCGGGGGACAAACTCACGGTCGTAGTAGTGGGCCATTTCTTATACTAGTGCCGGAGAAAATAAATGGGCGGAAAAACGGGTTTCTGGCGGGGAGTAAGTAAACCGGCGCCGGTGGCTTGGTTTTTTCCTCCCCTCTGCGTTTTTCTTAAAAAGGATTATTAAAACTTTGGCTAGGGCCGACTTCGGTCTTAATTCCGCCTTCGGCGGGAAGATGCCCGCAGGTTTCTATACTCCTTCTTCGGAGATTGAACGAGCGCACCGGCGCTCACTCGGTTATTATTATACCGAGTTTAGTTAATTCTCAAATGAGCTTATTCCGACCTGATGAGAATTTAGTTATTGTGTTAAAGGTGGGTTCGTGAATTCTACCTTTGAGAGAGGGTCTCTTGTTGTCTGTAGGTAAGAACACTGAGGGTCTTTAAATGCCCAGTGAACTGTACAC